TCGTGATACACTACTATCTGTGGGGACTGTCGTCCCAACTGTATTGTTACCAAAAAGCAATTTATTTTCACCAACTTGATTTCTTTAATGGGGTACCCCTGTTTCGATTTAGAAAGTAGTGGGGGGTTGTATATGTAATAGTCCTCACGTATACCATGTAAAAAAAATTTCACTCCTGTGTATGTTGTAAGGACCTATGGTAGATGTAACCTATGGTTGATGTTTTTCCAAATGCGTTTGTGTACCCTCCGGGTTATATGTTCCCTACGGGTTATGTAGTGTAGGAGGGGGACTCAGGATAACAAGGTAAAAAAGTTAAGAGAAATATTGGAAAAAGTTTGGTTGTTTACAGGAAAGTGTTTTTTTATAGGTGGAAATAAAAAAGTGTATTCCCAGTAATTATTATAATATATAATTATATATATAATATTATAATATAGAGAAGTAATATTTCTTTCCAAATGTTTTTGTAATTATTTTCAATGTTCTTGCATATTATACACTAAAGTGTTATATTTGTGTATGAAGCATAAAGTTAAGGTGGTTAAGAGGGAAGATTTTTTATTGAAGTATAGTGGTATGGTTTATCCACTGCTTGAGTCTACTGTTGTTAGGGTAGGGGTTAGTAATGAGAGTGACTGGAGGCTTACTAAGGTGAAGACATCTGTTAAGTCATTGGTACCTATTGGTGGTAATCAGTATTTGTGTTACGCTAAGCATGATGAGTGTTTTTTATCAGAGTTACAGCAGTGTCTTATAGCTAGTCGTAGTCAGATAGTTCATAATGTTAATCTTGAGCTATCAGTAGTTTCTTTTTACAATCCTGAGCGTGGTGATCGTATTTATGATTGGGATACTGTAGAGTCGTTTGATATAATTGAGGTTATATGAGAGAGAAGTTAAAGAAAGGAGCGTTATCACACTATAGTATCTCTGAGATAAAGGAGTGGTTAAGAATGGGTAAAGATGTAGGTCACTCAGAATACCTAACATATAAAAAAGGTGATTTGATGTGTTTCCTTTGTTTTGGTACACCGAAGTACCCAAGTACTGAGATAAACACTTTAACAAGGGCTTATAATCCTGTGATTGACTATCCTTGTTGGAGCAGGGGTTCTGATAAGCCATCTGTTAGAATGGAAATGATTGATTTAAGTAAAGGTAAGTAGATATGAAAGGACAGTACAAAAGATTTTGTTCCTTGTATAAGGAGCACTTAGAAGGTAAGAGTGTTGGTAGTAAGTTTAGTGCTGACTTTGTTACCTACCAAGCTACGAGGTATACTTTCTCTGTTGCTGTTAATAAAGCTGAGTCTTCATCTGGTCAATCAATAAGCAGAATGTTCAAAAGTGATATTGAGTTAACTATTGATCTTGATGATGAGGATTTGGAGTATCTATACAAGAAGTATTCAGCAAAGCTTAGGGAAGAGATGTTGGGTAGGATTGATGAGTTGAAGATGGAGTATAGTAAGTTCATAAAAGATGAAGAAGATGAAAAGTAATGAGATAAGAGTTACTAAGAAAGATTTCTCTCCTGAAGCTTTAGAGAAGCAATTAGAAGAATTAGCTAAAGGTAGTGGTCATAATCAGAACGTAAAGAATCACATGAAATTCTATTCAATAAGACAATGGGAGATGTTTCAAGAGGCTCTTATATAAAAAGTAAAACAATTAAATTTAGTGTAATATGAAAACAGAGAAGTTAGTAATCGAGTATGAAGTAGTAAAGGTTAAGTCAATCAAACCTGCTACAGTAGAAGTAGACGGTAAAGTGTACGGTGGTGTTGAAGTCTCTCTTAATGGAGGGGATTCAATAAGCTATGTTTCAGGAGTAGCAGTATCTCTTGGATTAAATGAAGACTCTACTCACGGAATAGTTGAGGATGGAGTGATTGTTAAGTACATAAAAAGAGAGAAGTAATTTAAGGTAATGGTAAAAAGGTTGTGCAATAGAAAGCCGGATGTGGAGATGTTAGGGTTTCAGTATTTTGATGAGCCAGTTAAGGTTCTATCTCTTGCTGATGCAGTGGTAGATTTCTATAGAGCAAGAAAGGGGGGTAGCGCAGATGATATAGACGATTCATTTGCCAGGATGCTTGCTATTAGACATAGGGTGTTTGATGAGCCTTTACCACTTATTGTAGATATATTCCTTTTTGGATTTGATTATAACACAGGTTGGAAGCCTGCAGGATTGATCAGTTACATTAAAACTCTTTCTGATGAAGAGCTCTCAACGGTGACAAATAGAGTTGTTGTAGATAAGAGCATCTATAGTAGTGAGTCATTCTACAAGGCACTAAAGGACCTGGAGATAGACTTCTTTCCAAAGACCAGGATATACAAGCTTGCCAAGCTTATGGATGGAGCTAAGATTACTCAAGAGAGAATTTCAAAGGAATTTGAGATTAGTATTGATGGGGTTAAAGGATTCTTCCGTAACAGGCAGTATGCAGCAAAGCATATCAGGCTGTACAACCACACCGTAAACCTGATGCATGGAGAGAATAAGTCTTCTAGCAAATACTTAAAGGAAGTTGTGTTACCTTTAGGTTCAAATATTAGTAGTGGTGATATTGAGTCCTACCTTAATTCTGATTACAGGCTAAGGTCAGGGCTCCTTTCTCACAAGATTATCAACAACATCCGCAAGGATTTAATTATGCATTGCAAATGAAATTAATGTTAACCTGTTTGCTACTACTCATTGTAATGATCCTTGTTGGGATGATGGGGTTTTTAGCGCATAAAAAGTTTGATGATGAATAGATTTCCGTGTAGTGATGAACACGACAGTAGTCACAAGAGACCTTTTGTAGTGGAACCAATTGTGTTTGATGTACTCAAGTATAGATACAGGAGGTATGGGATGTACAATAGGTTCATTCAAGTAAGTAAATTAATTAGTAACCATAAATAAAAGTAACGTATGAAAACGTTTGAAGTAAAAGTAAAGTACATTAAAGAATCAGAAGACGGATCTCTAAAGAGAGTAACTGAGTTATACCTTGTTGATGGTGTAACAGTATCTGATGCAGAGACAAAAATCGTTGAGGAAATGGAAAAAAGATCAAGAGGTGAGCTTGTTGTTCTTAGTGTAAAAGAAGTTAATCATGCTGAGATCGTGATTGGTGATAGTGATTACTACTTCCAATCAGATGTAGAGTCTCTTATTCAGAACCCTGATACAGGTAAAGAGAGCACAGAGAAGCTTAGCAACGTTATTAACGCTGCAGATATTGATGATGCTCTTAGTCAAACCAAAAGTCTTTACGAAGGGACAATGATGAACACGAACATTGTAGGAGTAAAAAGAACAAAAATTGTTGATGTTATAAAAGATTAGTATATCTTTGCTACGTGTAGCAGTTTTTTTCAATTAGGATGTATGAAGAGAGGGATTAATTTCCCTCTTTTTTATTGTGTATAATCTACACTTTTAATTATATTTGGTGTACACAAAAAAATTAATGCATGCATATAGGTCAAATAGTTACATGGAATGAAGCCATGGAGTTCAAGCAAAAAGAGAAGATTGTAGGACTAGCTTTTAGTAAGGATGAATTGAGGATTGGTGAATATCATTTTTCTAAGCTTATTGATGGTCGGTATGAATTAACATCAACTCTTAAATCGAGAGTTGCAGTTCAGTCAAGTGTAAATATCATTAGAGACGATAGTGCTCTGAAATGAAACTGTATGGCAAAGTTTAATGCACTAGCAACAAAGGACGGTAGGATTTACGAGGTTGTATTTGACATCAAAGGTAAGATGACTATGAATGTACATCTTCTCGTTAGGACTAACAAAACAAAGTTCCCAAGAGGACAGAAAGTTCACGCTACAGTTATTCTTGATCCTGAAAATGGTTTTATGGTTGACAATGATTTTAGCATGGATAACTTCCTTATACTATCTTTGCCGTGGAAAATTGATTCCGAGTTTGCCGGAGAGATAATTGGTTACTCATCAAAGGAGATTCAGTGTCCAACAAAGAAGTTGTTTCCAGATATGCCTGGATCAAAATTAGAAACAGTTAAAAACGATTAATATGAGTGTAGTAGAAAAAATATCATTGGCTTTACAGATTCAAAATTATGTGATAATTCTCAGTATTGGGCTTGTTGTTTCTTACCGTGAATGGAAGTCTAAGAAGAAGGTTACTAAAGACACGTATGTTGTGAGGGAGTTTAGTACTTATGCATCAGGGAAGAAGGAAGATTATGATGAGTTTAAGTTGACAAGAGCAATTGCTGATTGGATTCTTGAAGAAAAACTTTGTGTTAAAGAGGTTCATCCAGTGACAAGAAGGAAAAGATTGGTTATAAAGGTTAAAGTTAAGAAAGATGAAAAAGTGGATTAAGAATTTGGTGAGGCTTATTTGTGGGCCTAAGAAAATGGAGAGCAAGATGTTTGACATGGTTAGAGAGTTTAACATGACTTTCGGTGTGAGTATGTATCAAAATGTCAATGTGTCTGACTGGATGCTGAGATTGAGGCTTATGAGAGAAGAGGTTGCTGAGTACGAGGAAGCTTGCATTGACGATAATTATGTAGAAGTTCTTGACGCTTTGATTGATCAGATGTACATTCTTATTGGTACAATCCAGGTGCATGGATTAGAGGATGTGTTCATGGAAGGTTTTGAGGAAGTGCATAGATCGAACATGAGTAAGCTTGATGAGAATGGCAGACCTATATATCGTGAGGACGGGAAAGTTATCAAGGGTCCAAATTATTTTAAGCCAAACCTTAGGAATTTAATAGAATTGTAATTACATTCGCTTCGGTTGGTTAATATTACGAGTTTTCGTTTAAGTCGGAAGAGCTCCTTGTTTTGAGGAGCTTTTTTTTGTGTTTTTTTTTTATCTTTATTCTAAATATTTGATATTATGAGCACTATAAAACATAATCCAAGGTCGTTTAACACCTGGAAGCAATTGGCTGAAGGAGTTTACAAAGATTTGAAATCAGTAGAGGAATCTACTAATAATGGAGAAGCGGGTGGAGAAAGTATTGCATCAACTCCTTTTGTGATAGGTTCAAAAGACCAATTTATTACAGGTGGAAGTGCAGAAGGTAAAGAAGATCCAACAGGAATTGAGGGTTGGTACTATAAAAACCCATCCGACTTATCAAACAAAATCAATTGGTATTACATAAACAACTTCAATCGTACTAGCTCAATGACATTAGGAGGGCTTTCAGGTATGTATGCAATTATTTATGTGTACAATGATGCTGTCTCACCTTATTTAAACTTTTACACTAAAAGAAAAAATGACGGTCAAGATGTTTCATGGTATAGGTCAAGGGTAACGTATAATGACCCGAATGCATTAAGCGGATATACAGGTCAAACAGTTGTATTGTATTGGGGTACTGAGCCTGATATATATCCTGATTATCCGAAAATTGAGATTCCTTTAGACCCTTTTAGTACAGCAGGGCCACAAGAAGCTGATGAAGAAATATACTTAGCTTCATTAAGTACGTCAACAAATTACGCTCCTGCTAGTTTTGACTTTACAGCAACTACATTAGGGTATTATTTAGGAGAATCTAATTACAATTTCCCTTGTGTAGCTGCGACAGATTTAACAGAATTAAATGAAGCTGCTGAGGAGTTCACGCAATTTATGACAGCGGTTGAAACTGGTAGATATGCAAGAGGATTTGCAAGCAACTCCGAGCAAATGGATGATATTCCTAACCCACAAGAGCAGAATTATATTGGTAGACTTGATACAGGTACTATATGGCAATACACGGGAGGCACATGGGTTGATACTTTGATAACATTAAGCGCACCAGGATTTGGAGCTTTAGATGCAGAAATAGCAGGTTATTCAAATACGCATTTCATTGACTTAGATGGAACAAATGACCATATAGAATTAGACACAGGAGTACCTGCAAATGTTTTAGACTACACTCAAACATGGGCTTTAGGTTTTGAAATTGAGAGCGTGTCAGGCGTTGAAGATTCTACCTACACAACTTTATGGAAGCGCGGCGATAATGAAATAACATTACGCAAGGGAGGAAGTAACTGGGGTGTATATTTTTATGCAAATGGTAATTCAGTTGGACAGGCTAACACATGGAGGAGACCCGAGGCAGGTAGTAAGGTGCTATTCATTTGTAATGGCTCACAAGTTAAGTATTACCTGTACATACCTAGCTTAAATGAGATTTACGGTGCTACGATGTCTTTAAATGCTACGAATGTAACAAATCACAATAATGCAACTGGTAATCTACAACTTGGTCAAATGGGTGTAAGAGGTTCTAACTGGTTTGGAGGTGTTAACAACGCTTTAATTATGGAAGGCTCGGGTAGTGATTTAGGTACAAATCAAAGATTTGAATATTTTGGCGGTCAAGATGTAACGCTAATGAGTTTTTATAATGATGCTGAATTGATTGACTTCCTACCATTAGGAGAAGACACATACCCAACAGTAACAGGTACTAAAGGAGTTGTATCAGGTAATTTAATAAATGGAACAGAGAGCGATTTTGTAGCTCGATAAAAATAATAATATGTCAGATAAAAGATTTTTTTTAGTAAAAAATATAACTAGCGGTGAGGTAAATTCACCGCAGGTTAACAGAGTGGACGGTGAATTGGAAGGTAATACATACAGCTTATTAAAGAAAGCTATTGATGCACCCGAACCAACAGGAGAGTATGTGCATGAATACATGATTACAGAGGATTTCAACGCTGCTTTGAGTTTAAATATATTCACCCCAGTTTGTAATGCGATACGAGCTTACAAGCGTTATGACAAAATGTTCTGTGGTGATATTATATTGCAGTTTCAATCAGATACAGGTTCTTTGCCTATATCAGATACAGCCTCATTGTTAACTTTGTTAAGTGCTGTATTACAGTATCTAAACATCAACTCACCTCATCATGCTTTGACCGAGTTGAATTTAGTTACTCCAACACCGGAGTTTGATAGTAATGCAAAAGCAAAATATGTTGCTTTGTTAGAGGATTATTTAAGTAAATACCCAAGATAAATGAACAAAAATCATCCATTAGCAGCTCAAATGAAAGGTGTTCCTGTTGACTCAGAGAACCTTTATAGTACGAAGCAAACAGGTTTTTTTGAATATCTATGGAGTGCTAATAACGCAAAAAAGCACTTTAAGAAAATCAAAAAAAGAGTTATATTCACAAATAAATTAGAAGTTGCACCAAGTGAAGTCATTCTCAAGAATGTTGTTTATACTAACTCAGGTGATTTAGAGATTAGTAATTTGACTAAAAAAGGTTTTACAATAGAAGTAAGAGGAGTTGTTGCTGTTGAGAATGCAATACAATTTGAATACGAAACAATAATTAACGATGAAGCATAGTAAATACATTACACCAAGCACCAAGAATTTTTGCACAGATTATGAGCCTTTTGAATTAACAGCACCCGAAGGAGATAAATATCAGATACAAGGCGTAACAATGCTATTTGATGATTCTGTTATTGTTAAACCAGTTTTTGTGGATTTTTATATTCAAGATCAAGTTGTTAAAACTGTAGAGTATTCTGATTTAAGTGATTGGATCAAAAAAAGTATTGATCAAACAAGTAGCACGATTCAGGGTGTTACATATCATCAATTCCATATAAATTTCGCTATGGATGCAGTACTTGTTCATGAGAACTCTTCATCTGAAGGATTTCACAAAATGGTTGTTAGGACTGATGATGGTCAGCTTGAAGGGTTAGTTGCAAAAGGAGAATATCAAATTTGCGTTATTGATGACAAGTACGTGTAAAGCCTTAATAGATCACAGCACCTGCATTAGCAGCACCTACAACCTTTTTTATTTTAGTAGAGCTAATCCATACAACATGTTTCGACAGTTTTGGGTTAGCTTTTTTTAATCTGTTGCAATACCTATCGTGAATCTTTTTTGTGGGGATAAGTCCGTCCTCTCCAAGAAGAAATGATTGGTCGCTAAGAGTTGTTTCTTTCATTAGAGACTTTAATCTTGTAGGATTGCTCTTAACTATTCTTGCTTCACTCTCAGTTAGGTGTCCAAAGGTTATGGATCCAAAGTTAATTGGAAATCTTTCTTGAGTGTAGGATTCTGGTTTGGTGTTATATTTCCTCATTTTTGTTATATTAGTTGCCTGAAGATAAGAAAAGTTTTAAGATGTACAGAGAACTACTTGATGTAAATAAAGATGGTAATGCATTAAAGAATGAGCCATTCATTAAGACTCTGCCTAAAATGTATGAAGTCTACAAGGATAAGCAGATGGGCACCAAGATGGTACAGTATATAGTCTGCTATTGCGATTACAAATCACCATACGCATTTCTTCCTGTTGATGAAAAGAGGAAGGAGATCTGTCAAAACCTATGGGGTAAAACTTCAAATGCCAGGTGTTCTCACAAGAAAGTTAAGGAAGCTATGGATGAGTATAACAGGCTTCAGTACGATGCCCATAGACATCAGTATATTGTTATGACTCAAAAGCTTCACGACCTAACAGTTGTATATGAAAGTCTTGAAGCTACGGAAGAGAACTTCAAAAAGCTTAATGATATGCAGCTTCAGCTTGACAAATCTTCATTAGCGAGAGACAATGTTAAGAAGCTAATCAAGAAAGATATGGAGTCTGAGACAAATTTATTCGGTACAGATGTAGCGAGTTTATCTATAATGGAAAGTAAATTAAGAAGAGAAGATGAGTAAAGCAGTAAAAGTAAGTGACATGCAGAACGGTGTGTGGTACAGACATATTGAATCAAAAACAGAGATGTTGTATCAGGAGCAGGAGGATGAACAGGAAGTTGTAACCCTCTCAGGAAAGGTTAAAACAAAGATTGTGAAGTCAGAAGTTATGTTGTGTCATGGATTCTTAGGTCAGCTAAATGTCTGGGGAACTCCACATGATGGTCAATTTGAACTATGTCAAGATTAAAGTCTGCTCAGGATTTATATAGACCTGTTGTTCATGATCAATCATGGAAGAGACTCCGAAAAGGGTCTATTGATTACAATATTTTTTGGAACAGAGAGATAGATCGCTGTATTAATGGGTACACTCCAACTGGTGGTACATACATTACAGGTGTTCATTACTTCTACTTGAACTACTGTAAGATTGACCTTTTCAACGTAAAAACTGGTAGAAAGGAAATAAACCACCCGATGTTCAGGGATCAGGACCAAGAATACTTCTATGAGGTTGATAAAGCTAGAAGAGAGGGATATGGTCTTGTTGTATTAAAAGCAAGGAGAAAGGGGTTTAGCTTCATGAACACTGTACTTTTAGTTCATGAATGGACGTTCTTTAAGAACTCTATTTCAGGAATTGGAGCTCAGACTGAAGCGTATGTATCTGACTTTAGACGTAAGCTGTTAAACACATATTACGACCTTCCATCAGAGCTCAGGCTATCTACACTTAGAAACCATAGTGATCTATTATTCTCAGGGTACAAAGAGAAGATCAATGGTATTCATGTAGAGAAAGGAATGAAGTCTCAGATATTATTCAGGGTTATGGAGAAGCCGGATATGTTTCGTGGTACCTCTCTTAACTGGATGATCTTTGAAGAGGCAGGAGAGTTCAAGAAATTAAAAGAAGCTTTTTATGCTAATGAAGAATGTTTTAGAGAAGGATCTCATCAGTTTGGTGTTCCAATCGTTGGTGGTACATCTAACAATATTACGAATGATGCTAACGACTTTATACACATGTATCACAATCCAGAGGAGTATGGGTGTAAGTCGATCTTTATACCTGCATCAAAAGTTTACCATGGGTTCTTTAATTATGAAACAGGTTTATCGGATGTTGAGGGTGCAACAAAAGACATAGAGAAAAGGGCTGCTGAGAAAAAGAAATCTTCTGATAAGAAGTTGTATTATGCGTTTAGACAGGAGATGCCATTGAAGCCTGAGCATGCATTCCTTTCTGTTGGAGATACACCTTTCGATATTGAGAAGATAAACAACCAGGTTGAGTTCTTGAATATAAATCCAAAGCATGACATAAGTTTCAAAGCAAATCTTGAGTGGCCTTTGGATAAGTTTGGCAAACCTAAGTTTGGAGGAATGCCTGAGCTAGTTCCGTCAGAAGATGGTGTGTACAATATTGTTCATCGTAACCTACCGAAATTCAAAAATGTTCATGTAGCAGGAGTCGATCCTTATCACGTTGATGATGAGTTTGAAGAGAGGGGTGAAAAGAACTTCAGGGAGTCGAAAGGTTGTATGTATGTGTACAGGAGGTTTGTCGATATGAATGAGCCTGGCGACATGCCTGTCGCTGAATATTGTGACAGACCTTATAGTAAGGAGCTCTTTTATGAAGGATGCTTGAAGCTTTGTATTTATTACGACTCCCAGATACTTGTGGAGAATAATGATTCTGGATTCTTAAAGTATTTCCAGGACAAAGGATTTATGAGGTACATCATGAGGAGGCCAAAGTCTTTGGATGCTCCTTACTCTCAAGCAACAAATGCTTATGGTATAACCATGAAGACATATCAAAAGAGAATGCTTGCAGAACTTGTTGATAACTATATTCGATCTCAGTGTGGTGATATTTATTTTAGAGCACTCTTAAATGAGTTCACTAAGTATGGGAAAAAGAATACGGATAGGGTGATGGCTTTTGGAATATCTCTTATTGCTAATGAGAGTATAACAAATACCGTTAAGCTTTCTAATGAAAAACCACCAGATTTAAGTTTACCTGAATTTGATCCAAATGGATACATGGTACGTGGGAATAGTGTTAATTCTACTGATGACAAACCTTTGGGTGGTATTTGGGATATTTAACTATTTCATTATCTTTGATATAAAGTATTCAGTTCAATGACAGCAAATACTAACAACAGTGAAACTGTATCTACAGCTCCTGATGACTTGATACCTGAGTCTCAGAAAGGCTATCAATGGCACCTTGATAAGCATAACAATATCCTTAGAAGATATGATGCTAATGAGAAGGAGCGTGTAAAAGACGCTCAAAACATGGCTATTGTAAAGGGTGTTTTGAACCCTAAGGAATATGAGTATGTGACAAATCAATATAATATTTCTGCTCCGGCCAGGATGGTTAACTACCCGTTGATTGCTCCTAAGTTAGATTTGCTTGCAGGTGAGTTTGTTTCTCAGCCACTTCAGTTTTCATCTATTGTAATAAACAAAGATGCTGTTGTAAGTAAGCTTGATGAGCAAAGAGCTATAGTTGCTGACTCATTGCTTAAGCCACTCAGAAAACAATTTGAAGAGATAACGGGAGTTGAGTTCTCTGAGGAGGACCAGGGAATGGAGATTCCTGAGGATATTGAGTCATTCCTTAACACTCCGTACAGGACATCAATAGAAGACCAAATAGACATTGGTCTTAAGTTTCTTATTGAAAAGCATGACCTAAAGCAAACCTTTAAAAAGGTTCTCTACAACTTCTTTGTTACAGGTAAAGCTTTCTTTCATGTGAGAAGAGACGGTATTGATCCGGTACCTTTTGGTATTGATCCAAGGGACATGATATATCCTCAGCAGGGTTACAGAGATGACTTAAAGAAATCTTCTTACCTTGGGTATGACGTGATGATGACCATCAACGAAATCTCTGAGTTGTTTCTTGACCAGGACTTATCTAAAGAGGATTGGCAGTATATAGAGTCTATGCGTGGTCAGACTGTTGATTACTTTAGAGAGAATAATTTTGGTGGAAGGTATTACGATTACAACGGAGGAGATTTAAAGGTAAGAGTTTCTTTTGTTCAGTATAAAACATTGAAGGCCATGAAGTATAAGGTCTCTGAGAACAAGTATGATCCAGAGCACCCTTTTTACAAGATGGTTAAAGATGACTATAAACCAAAGAAGAATGAGCGTGTAGTTACTAAGTATATTCAGTACTTGCATGAATCTTACAAGGTTGGTCATGAAAAGATATTTGCGTGGGGTCCTGTCAAAGACCAAATTAGATACGAGGACAATTATGCTAATTGTTCATTTGATATTGTTGGTTGTATTAAGGATCAGTTTGATGGTAATACATTAAGTGTTGTTGATACGACTAAAAACATCCAGGCTCTTTATAACATTGTGATGTACCATATTGCTGTTACTCTTCAGAGGGCAGGTGGTAAGGCTATGGTTTATGATACTTCTCAGATCCCTAAGGACATGAAGATGAGTCATGTTATGCACTATGCTAAGAACCATGGTATCATTCCGATTAACTCTCAGCAAGACGGTGGCCAGGGGAGAAGCTTCAATCAATTCCAGAGTATTGACTTTACTTTAGGTAATTCATTTATACAGTTGGTTAATCTAAAGCAAGTACTTGAGGAGACTATGAGTACTCTTACCGGTATCTCTGCAGCCAGAGCAGGTGTAAATAAAGCTTCAGATCTTGTTGGTGTGAATGAGAGAAATGTTATGCAGTCATCACTAATGACGGCTCCTTACTTTGATGCGTTCTATTCTCTTATTGGAGATGTGCTTCAATTGTGCTCTAACAAAATGAAGGAGTATTGGGCAGGGCAAGAGGTGATGGTTAATACGTTTGGTGATCTTCAGCATCAGATAATGAAGTTTGATAAGTCAATCTCTTCTGCTGAGTATGGTATATTCATACAGAATAGCGGTTACGATAAACAGAAGAAAGATCAGTTCATGATGCTTATGGAAAGATTCTCTCAAACCGGGCAGGTTGATCCATTGACTGCAGTTAAGGCTGTTAATGCTGACAACTCCAATGACATTGAGAAGATTCTTACTCAGGCTCTTGAGGGTGTTCAAGCAGCTCAAGTTCAGATGCAACAACAGCAACAGCAAATTGATCAGCAGAAAACTCAGAATGATCAGCAAAAAATGCAGATTGATCTTCAGAAGACTCAGATGACTAATGAGAAAGATCTTGAGGTTGCTAAGATGAACAATAGAACCAAGATGTTGATTAAGGATAAGGAGGGTGATATTGAGGCCGAGAAGTTTGATGCTGAATCAGCCTTTGGAGAGGAGAAGTCTGTAGCTGAACATGAGCAAAGGATGGCTGAGTATGCTATGCAAAACAGTATAAATCAGACTCAAAGAGAAGTTGAAAGAGAAAATTCTGGGCAAGAAAGTTCAGAAAATCAAAATAATTAACTAAAATTGTATATAGATGGAAGAACATGAAAGAGAAGAGATCCCTGCAAACGAGCAGCAAGATCAAGAAGTTCAAGATCAAAACACGTTTGATGCAGATGCATTTATGAGAGGTGATGAATCATCTGATGATGTAGATACTGTAGTCGAACAACAACAAGAAGAGCACAGTGAATCTGAGTTATCTGAGTCGACAGACAATGTTTCTGAAGAAGAAGAATTAACCTGGTCAATGTTCTCGGACGAAGTTGAAACACCACAAGAGGAAGCTCAAGAAGAATCTCAAGAAGAGTCGCAAAGCGAACAAGAGACAGTTCAAGAGGAGACTCAGGAAGAGGTGGTTGAAGAGACTTCATCAAATTCCTATGAAGATTTAACTGAGGACCTTGGGTTTGAAGTGAAGTCGAAAGATGATATTGTATCTAAGTTTAAAGCTCTACAAGAGGAGAACCAAAACTTAAAGCGCAGTGGATCTAGCTTACTGAATGATAAAGCAAAGTCTTATCAAAAGCTATTGAAATTGAGTGATGAAGAGTTGTATAAGGTTCAACTTAAGGGACAGGGACTTTCTGATGAGAAGGTTCAAGCTTACACTGAAGATGCATTGAATAAAGGTATTCTCGAAAGGGAGGCCGATGTCTTTAGAGCTAAAGTTAATAGAGCTATTGATTCTGAAATTGCCAGTGAAGAACAGGCTCAGATGAAAGCTATAGAAACTGCTCAACAAGAAGAGAAAGAAAATAGGAAGATAGTCCGAGATTATATCAACTCTCAAGAAGAAATGTTTGGGATGAAGATGGCAAAAGATCCTAAAAAGCTTGAAGCTACAAGGAAGGAATTGTCTTCATATATATTAGATGGTAAGTTCATGAAGGAGATCGGAAGTAATCCTGAGAATTTATCACAAGTAGCATGGCTATGGAAACATAGAGATGTTATAATGAAAGGGTTTCAAAACCGAGGTGTCTCACAAGGTAAAGCTGAGTTCATCAAAACATTGAAAAACCCTTCATCTGTTTCTCAATCAAATTCTCGAAGAGAGTTGTCTGACGATGATAATGTATTTAACGCTGATGCTTTTATAGCAGGTTAGGATAAAGTTAAATTAAAATAGACAATTATGAGAATTTCTCAAGGTACTTACGGGAAGTCAACTCAAGATCAAAATGCGTTAGCATTGAATCTTTTGAAGAAGCCAGAGATTGCATCTACAGTTTTACGACTGTTTCCGCAATACTCGCTTCAGTATTTCGTTGATGGTACAAACTCATTTGCTAAAGAGCAAGTGATCGGTACAAACAAGCATGAGTGGTTTATGCTTGGAAGATTAAACAGACCTGTTACAATGACGGGAACGTTTAATGGTAATGGTGCAAACAGTTCAGCTTTCACTTTCGAGACGGAGCAGAATTATTTGAACCCAAATGACACTGTAAAGTTCAAGGATGGAAACATCGGTTTGATCGTACAGGAGCCAACTGTTTCAGCAGGAGGGTATACATGGACTGCAAAGTTATTGGATCGCTCTAAGACTGTTGCTGCTGCGTCATTCACTCAAGGTGAAACTGCAGGTAAGGTTGCAACTGCGTTC